AGTAGGTTCGCAAACGGTAACGCCTGTAAGTATGGCAATAATTACCAAAAGCTGGCTTGCTAATGGCCCATCAAATACTTATATGTGGGCAGAAAATTCAGACAAAACAAACGGCGAAACTATTCAAATAAATTCAATTACATCAACTACATTTACAGCTTCATTTACAACAACAAAATCAGCAAATTTTGTAATTGGCGCAAGACCTGGATTTACAAACCAAATTGAAATTTCTGGATGCCAATTTAATGGCAATACATCAATTTCTTTTATTGTTGATGACGGCGGTGGGCCTAGATATATTGCGTACAACAATTTTAACGCTGGTTCTGTTGAGTATCGTGCTGCCAGCGTTAGTGGACTTGGATTTTATAATAATTCATTTGAGGCGGCATCAAATTATTTAATTTATTTGGGTAGCGTTGGAAGCACGGGCAGAAATTGTGGTGTAACCAATGCATTTACTATTTTATCAAATACTTTTGTTGGCGGTACTGTACAAAATTATTTAGATCAATGTCAAAACGGAATAATTAAAGGTAATATTTATGTCCAATATTCATTGTGCGGCATTTCTTTAGATAACCCTAATTTTGCGATTGATGTGGAAATAACAAATAACAGTATCGCTACATCTGGACAAGGAATAACGTATTTACCTTTATTTATTGATTCTCAATTAGCTTCAGTTGTTGCCCAAGGAAATGTTAAGCAAAGCGCACAAACTAATGTTCTTTCTGCTCTGACTTCAACTGGAAGCCAAACTATTACCCCGTCAACCATGCAATTTATTACTAATGGTCAAAAATTACAATGTCGTAATGCTGATGGTTCAAATTTGGAAATTGTTACCGTTACGGCAGTTGCTGCAACAACATTTACCGCAACTTTTGCAAGCACAAAAACTGCAAAATGGTTGGTAAATGGGTTAACAGGAATTTAATAAAACCATGACTGCCTAAAAATAGTCAATTTAAAAGAAACATCATGTTTGAAAAACAAATCATCATTGATCGCATTGAAGTCCTGCAAGATCAAACAGTTTCGGTGCGTTATTTAGTAAAGATTACTGAAGATGGCAAGCCTTTTGCTGAACAAATTAAAGGTAACTATTTTAAACCTGGGGATGATTACAGCGCTGAAGATGCCAAGGTTCAAGCCATCTGCGCTGCCGTGCATACGCCAGAAGTAATTGCTGCCTATCAAACGGCCCTAGAAGCAGCTAAATTAACAACAGAATAACTACTATGTCTCAGCCTTCTATCCAATCAAGACTATCTAGCCACGAAGAAGTTTGTGCGTTTAGATACGAACAAATTAATGCTAGACTTAAACGGTTAGAAGGCGTTATCATAAAAGCTTGTGGTGCGTTGTTAGTTGGAATGTTTGGAATAATCTGGACATTCCTTCTTCATACAAAATGACAACCTACTTGTTACTAGGAACAGAACATGGCAAGTACTAATTTTATTGATGGTGTTACTCCCATAGTTGCTACATGGCTTAACGATGTAAATAACTATGTCTATCAGGGCCGACAACGAGGCACTGTAACTGCTGTATCAGGCCAAACTGTGTTTACAGTTCCTTTTACTTATAGTGTAGGAGCTAACACTCTTGATGTGTATATCAATGGTGTACGACAAATCTTAACTTCTAGTTATACAGAAACCACATCAAACACAGTTACTTTTACCCAAGCTGTTCCTGTTACTGCTGTTGTAGAATTTATAGGCTAATCATGTCCTACAGACCCAGATGGGACAACGGTGGTTGGAATGTTATTTGCGATCAATGTGGTCGGCAGTTTAAAGATAGCGACCTACAACTTCGTTGGGACGGACTTATGGTCTGTTCTAAAGACTGGGAACCAAGACAGCCTCAAGACTTTGTACATGGTGTAGCAGATAAACAAGCACCTCCTTGGGCTAGACCTGAATCCTCAGATAACTTTATCTTTGTATGTACTCCCATTACTTCACAAGGTGTTGCTGACTATGGTGAAGCAGATTGTGCTAGAGCAGGTATAACCAACAACTATCTTCCTGCATGTACTATGGAAGGGTCTATAGCTGTACCTCCCACAGCTATTACTGGTTGTGCTGTAGCGGGTAAACTATACCCTGGATTAAATGACTTTACAGGTGTCGCATGAGCAGTACATACACAGTTACACGAGATCAAATTATTACTCTAGCTTTGCGTAAGCTAGGTGTTCTTGAAATTGGTTCTTCTCCTGATGCAGATACAGTGTCTAACGCTGCTATGTCTTTAAACTTAATCATAAAACAATTAAGTACAGACGGTCTTAAACTTTGGAAAGTATCAGAGATTATTGTTCCCCTTACTTCAGGACAAACGCAATATACTCTAGGAGGCTCTACATCAACTTTAATGTACGATGCCCTTAATCCTACCGTTGCAATTACTGACAAGCCTTTAAAGGTTATTCAAGGGTTCTATAGAAACCTACAAAGCACTCCTTCTGTTGATACTCCTGTAATGCTTGTGTCTAAACAGGAGTACAACGTATTAGGGTCTAAATTTTCTACAGGCACAGCCAACACAATCTTCTACGATCCACGTAAGTTGAATGGTGTGTTGTATGTGTATCTAACTCCTGACTTAAATGCTCAGACCAACATACAGTTGCACATTGTTGCTCAGATGCCCTTAGATGATTTAACTACTGCATTAGAAGTCCCAGACTTTCCTAATGAGTGGATGAACTGTTTGGTATGGAACCTTGCTGATCAATTGTCTCTTGAGTACGGTGTTCCTATGAATGCTAGACAAGAGATTGCTCAACGAGCAGGTGCATACAAAACTTTGTTGTCTGATTGGGATGTAGAAGCTTCCAGCACATTCTTTGCTCCTGACTTTAGGTCTACAAGCAACAACTCTTATGGGCGGTAAATATGGCTACCGAGCGTATCCCTCTTACCCAACCAATAGAATCCCGTAACGGGACATTTGCCAAAGACTCATATTGCTCTAATTGCTTCTTTGAAACAAGAGATCAAAAGCGAGAGTTTGTTAAACGTCCTGGTCTTGTATCTGTTAAACAGATTGTGTCTGTTACACCTCCTGCTTATACTCCTAGTCAAGGGTTGGTAGGGTTTAACAATAAGCTTGTTGCTGTTATTAATAACACGGTATATCAGATTAACCCTAGCAGTTCTTACACAGTAACAACTCTAGGAACTACGTCAGCATCAACTAGCCAAAGCTATTTTGCTAAGACGTTTCTAGATACCTATTTGTTTTTTCATAACAAAGTAACTGGCTACTTGTTAAATCAAGCAGGTTCATTTGTAGCTACAACTACTTTGCCTACAGCACCTTATGTGTCTGGGGTTGTGTTTTTAGACAACTACATGTTCCTTGGTACTAGTACCAATCGTATATACAACTGTGATGTTGGTGACCCAACTACTTGGGGAGCTTTAAACTATTTAAGCTTTGAACAAACAGCAGATACTCTTGTTGGTATTGCTAGGCACTTAAACTATCTTGTAGCTTTTGGTAATGCCAGTACTCAATTCTTTTATGATGTTGGCAATGCTACTGGTTCTCCTTTAGGAGTAGCTTCAAGTTATTCTTCTGAAATTGGTTGTGCTAGTGGAGATAGCATTGTTGCTACTAGTAACACTGTGTTGTGGGTAGGTACTAGTAAAACCTATGGTCGTTCTGTATACATTATGGACGGTGTATCCCCTATTAGGATTTCTACAGCTAACGTTGATCGACATCTAGAAGCTGATGGGCTAAGTCAAGTGTCTGCCTATTGCTACACTGTAGCTGGACATAGTTTGTATATTTTGACTTTACATAACACCAATCAAACTCTTGTGTATGACATCAATGAAAAAATGTGGTACACCTGGACTCAGTACTCTATTCAAAGCAGCAACCAGCCTAACCCTGGTACGTACCAAGAATCTTATTTTCGTCCTACATTCTATGCACAGACTATGAATGTTCCGTATGTGTTAGATGACGATACTGCAACTTTGTACAGCCTGGATGTAAACACATACCAAGACAATGGGCAACCAATCTACTGTAGAACAGTCACAGACATTATAGACAACGGGACTACTAAGCGTAAGTTCTATGGAAGGTTGGAAGTAATTGGCGATAAGGTTGCTGGCACTATGCAAGTACGCCATACTGGAGATGACTATAACACTTGGTCAAGCTACAGGTCTATTGATCTCAATGCTTCTAGATCACAGGTTTATTTAAGTGGTGCTGATAGACGTAGAGCTTGGGAATTCTTGTGTACCAGTAATGTTCCTCTTCGTTTAGATGGTGCTGAAGTAGACTTTAGGATAGGCGAGATGGATCAAGAGCAGCAGGTTGGTGGTGGACGTTACAGGAGATAACCTTGGACCAAATTGTAGAAACTATTAACTCTGTTGCTACTAAAGAAGGCTTTGACCTCCGTACTACAGACAGTAAACTAGCTTTGGCTAAAGTGCTGATGAATGAAGAACAAACTCCCAATTCTATTGTTCATAGGTTTGGTGGGGGCTTATACATTCGAGAAGCACATTACCCTAAAAACACAATGATTGTGGGCCAAGAACACCTATCAGAGCATATGAATGTGCTGCTCAAAGGCAGCATTAATGTTATTGATAGGGATGGTCAAGTTCAAACTTTAGTAGCTCCACATATGTTTGTAGCTAAAGCTGGCAGTAAAGTCGGCTTTACTTTAGAGGACGTTGTGTGGCAAAATATCTATGTTACTAATAGCACAGATGTTCAATATCTTGAGTCTGTGTTATTCAAGTCTCCAGATATTCTTAAGCAACATCAACAAGAAAAACTTCTTAAAGAATATCCATTGCATGAAGAAGATCGACAAGACTTCTT